TTAAAGGATAATATTAATGGCTAGAAAAGAAACAAATCCTAAAAACCCAAATTCACCTTTATTTAAAAGACTAACAAGGTTACTATCAGGTCCTATTGTTAACTATCGAAGGCAATTGCCGCATCGAATAAGAAGAAGACAAGCGGATAAATATGAACCTCAATTTACTTCCGCGAGTGGGAAGCAGTTCAAACGTTCTTCTTATAATCCTTTTGAAAATAATCAAGCCAATGTTATGGCCAATCAAAATCGTGTTGAACGATATGTTGATTTTGATCAGATGGAATATACTCCGGAGATTGCTTCAGCTTTAGATATAATAGCAGATGAAAGTACTCTAAAAAGTGATATGGGGGAAGTACTTTCAATTAGAAGTTCTGATGAAAACATCCAAAAAATACTATATAATTTGTTTTATGACGTCCTAAATGTAGAATTTAATTTATGGCCTTGGATTCGTAATATGTGTAAGTATGGTGATTTCTTTCTAAAATTAGAAATATCTGAAAAATTTGGTGTTTATAATGTTATACCTTATAATGCATATCACATTGAAAGGTTAGAGGGACAAGACCCCGAAAACCCAACAACAATCCAATATGGGTTTGATCCCGAAGGAATATCTGCTGGGGGTTATGGGTTTTATAATGTTCCAAACACCGATAGTGTAAGTGATCGTACAATAATATTTGATAATTATGAAGTAGCTCATTTTAGATTACTTACCGATACCAATTTTCTACCCTATGGAAGATCTTATATAGAACCTGCTCGTAAATTATTTAAACAATACACATTAATGGAGGATGCTATGCTTATTCATAGAATAGTAAGAGCACCTGAAAAACGAGTTTTTTATATTAATGTTGGAAATATTGCTCCTGCTGAAGTAGAAAATTTCATGCAGAAGACAATTTCAAAAATGAAACGTACTCCATACATTGACCAAAATACAGGTGAATATAATCTAAAATATAACATGCAAAACATGTTAGAAGATTTTTATATTCCTATTCGAGGTAATGATGCTGCAACAAAAATAGATACTGCACCGGGGCTACAATACGATGGTATTGCTGACGTAGAATATTTAAGGGACAAACTATTTGCTGCTCTTAAAGTACCTAAAGCATTTTTAGGTTATGATGAAAACATAGATGGAAAAGCTACATTAGCTGCTGAAGATATTAGATTTGCTAGAACGATAGAACGATTGCAAAGAATAATTGTTTCCGAATTAAATAAAATTGCATTGGTACATTTGTATGCCCAAGGTTACAAAGAAGAAAACTTAACTAATTTTGAGTTATCAATGACTACCCCTTCTATTATCTATGATCAAGAAAGAATAGCATTGATGACTGAAAAAATGACTTTAGCTCAATCTATGATAGATAGTAAATTAATGCCTTCAGATTGGATCTATGAAAATATCTTCCATTTCAGTGAAGACCAATATGATGAATACAGGGATTTAGTTAAAGAAGATACTAAACGAGCATTTAGATTATCACAAATAGAAGCTGAAGGTAATGATCCTACATCCACAGGAAAATCATATGGTACCCCTCATGATTTAGCTTCATTGTATGGAATGGGAAGAATGCAATCAGACCCATCTAATGTTCCTCCTGGATATGATGAAAAAGAACCTTTAGGAAGACCTAAAGAAAAATCCACTAATAGAGATACTCAAGATAACAATTTTGGTAAAGATAGATTAGGTGTTAAGGGTATGAAAAAAGATTATAACGATAATAAAAAAATCAAACATGACTTTAAAGGGGGTTCTCCTCTGGCGTTAGAAACTAAAAACATGCTAAAAAAAGTCCCCAGACCCCCTAAAACTGGGAAACAATTAGTGTTTGAACAAGATAAATCCCAAGAAAAACTTCTAGACGATTCCCAGTTACGCGATTAAATAATTTTTATATATTTATAAATAAACCCAAATTGTAAGGAATGAGTATAAAACATTCAAAGTTCAAGAACACCGGTATTCTTTTTGAACTACTAGTAAGACAGATTACTGCTGATACCCTTGATGGAAAAGATTCACCAGCAAGAAAAATTCTAAAAGATTATTTTGTTAAAACTGAACTTGGAAGAGAGTATAAGTTGTATGAAACCCTATCTAAGAAAACAAATCTTACAGAAACAAAGGCTAATGTTATACTGGATACATTATTAGAATCTTCAATAAACCTCAATAGGGGAGTATTAAGAAGGCAAAAATATAATTTAATTAATGAGATTAAAAACCATTATGATATAACAAAGTTTTTTAGACATAAACTTCCTTATTATAAAGTTCAAGCATCCTTTTATAGATTAATAGAATCAACTTCTTCTAATAAAGATGTTAACCCAACTCATACTATTGACCATAAATTAACAATATTAGAATACCTAATAACCCCAAATAAGGATAAAAAACAAGACCCAACTTTAATAAATGAGTATTCTGGGTATGATAAAGACCTACGTATTTTAACTTATAAAGTATTGTTAGAAAAGTTTAATGGTAAGTATAGTAATTTAAATAAGGGGCAAAAAACAATACTAAAAGAATTAATTAATTCAATTGATAATTCTCCACGATTAAAAGAATTCTATAATTCTCAAGTAAAAGAAATACAAACTGAACTTTCTGCTTTAAATAAAGGGGTTAAAGATGAAACTACTAAAATCAAAGTTAATGAAGTTAAAAATATTATATATGAATTGGATAAGTCTTCTAGGGTAAAAGATGATGATTTAATCAACTTATTACAATATTATGATTTAATTGAAGAATTAAAAGTAGCTAATGTATAGGTATAAATTAAAAGAAGATTCATATACACCCAAAGGGTTTGAAATAGGTGATGTCGAAATCACAAAGGGTAGAAAATCAACAGTAACGGATGTTGATCCTGACACAGGGACTGTTACTTGGGAAGTAGAAAATATAGCTGCATTTGAATCCATATACAAAACTTTTGATAAACTTAGAGGACTTTTAAAAACTTTAGAAAAAGAAGGTGAAGCCAAAGATGATACAACTATTGATGATATATCATCTAAAACAAATGATTTATTTAATAATTTCAGAACCCACGTAAGAAAAAAATACCCTGAAGCCTATAAAAGATTATTAAGATTAAAGGAAGATATAGTAGATGAAGAAGAGGGTATAGGATATATGACACCAAAAGCTTTTGATAAAAATAAGAAGTCTACAGGAGCTAACGATATTTATTATTATAAATTAGGATATAAACCGGTCCCAAAAAAAATTAAAGGAGCAGGTACTATAGTAAAACAATTGTGGGAAAAAGAATCATTAAATGAATTTAGTGATTTTCAACAAAAACGAATTAATTCTTTTGATGAGATAGAGGAAAGTTTAAATAAAGTCTCCCCATTAATATCAAATGCTAAATCAGAAACCACAAAACACTATAATGAAAACCCAGGATCATATGATATAGTATATTCTACTGATATGATTGAAGATTATATAAATAATATTATAGAACTATTAAACCTAGAAGAATAATGAAAACTTTAACTGAACAATACAATTTAATAAAAAAAGATAAAGGCCATAAAGGTGTTTTTCTAAAAGAAGCTAAAAAATTATACCCTAATTTAGTTAGACAGGGTGCTACATTTAATGAGGCATCTACTATCTTAAAACAAAAAAATATTATAAATGAAAACTTTGTTGGTTTAGGAGCAATTAATAATCCTCTTGAAGTTAAAGAAAAAGAGGGATATGAAAAAGCATTTGAAAAATTCTTAAAAGAAGCCGAAGTGAAAGCTGAAGAGAAAAAAACAACAAAAGAAGTTGAAGAAGATCAAGATCATGCTTACGATACTAGGGATAAAAAGAATCCTAATAATATGATTTTTGATCAAATCCAAACGGGTGTTTATTTTGAAGCAAAGCAAGAAAAAAATGCTGATAAAACTATAGATCAAATTAGAGATATTGTATATAAAAATTTAGAAAAAGACCCTATTTATTATACCAAAAATGGACAATTTGGAGTAGATGTAGGTTATACAGATGATGTTCCCTCTTTAGGAGTTCCTGAAGAACCAAAGGGTAAATACAAGGAAAGTGGCTATGGTGATATTAAAGGTGAATCTGATTTTGATTATGTGGTAAAAGAAGGAAAGAAAAAGACTAAAAAACCAATTAATGAACATACAATTTCTTTAGCTGGTGGTATAGTAACTGGTGGTGCTTGGAAAGCTCCTACTTTAGAAGAATTATTAGGGGAAGTAAGTGAAGAAAACACCAATGAATCAACAGAAGAAGACTTAGCAATAGAAAAAGAAATAACAAAAGAAAAAGAAAAACAAAAATCATTAGGACTTGAAGAAGATACACAAGCCCCTTACTATATGAGTGAATTAGCTGATGCTGCAGAAGAAGCATATGACCAAGGAGGTTTAAGCATTGATGAAATAGTTAATTTTGTACAACAACATTTAGGAGGTAAATACGGAGACTATTAATATGAAACAAGTACTTATAGAAACACAACTATTTACCCCAACTAGTTTAACCGAGGGTAAAGTATCTGACAGAGGCAACCCAATGGTAGAGGGCGTTTTAGCAACTGCTGAAGTTAAAAATGGGAATGGTAGATACTACTCAAAAGACCTTTGGGAGAGAGAAATTCAAAAATATAACGAATTAGTTAAAGAAAATAGGGCATTAGGTGAATTAGATCACCCTGAATCTTCTGTTGTTAACTTAAAAAATGTTTCCCATAACATAAAAGAAATGAAATGGAACGGGGATAATGTAATTGGTAAAATAGAAATACTACCAACCCCATCTGGAAACATATTAAAGGCTCTTTTAGAAAGTGGAATCTCCTGTGGTGTTTCATCTCGTGGAATGGGCTCATTGGAACAAAATGGTGACCTAATGGAAGTACAAGATGATTTTGAATTGTTATGTTGGGATTTTGTTTCCCAACCATCAAATCCAGGTTCATTTATGCATCCTTTAAAAGAAGGTAAAGAAAATATCATAAACCCTTACCAAAAATCCAATTCTATTATTACAGAAATATTATGTGCTAACGGCAATTGTCCAATAGTTTAATATTTTCTCCCCTTCCTTGCGACTTTAAGGAATCCTCATATACGTATAATCGTAAATATGCCATCACTCTTACCTATATGGCATTAAAATAATTAAATTCTATTACGTTTCTCAATAAACGTATTTTCCCAATAACAAAATTTAGGAATAATGGCAAAACGAGATATTCTCAAAGAAGCTATTGCTGACGCCAAAGCCGTAAAAGAAGTGGCTATCGCTAATGCAAAAGCAGCTCTTGAAGAAGCTTTTACACCCAAACTTAAATCCATGCTCGCAACAAGAATTGAGGAAATGGAAGAAGAGGATGAGAAAGAAGAACTTGAAGAGAAAAAAAAGTACTCTGATGATGATCGCGAACCAGCAAAAGATGAATACAAACCTGAAAAGGATACTGTAGACAGAAAAATGATGGAAAGCGAAGATTTAGATGAAGAAGTTAATTTAGATGAGATTTTAGCTGAACTAGAAAATGACATAACAGAAGCAGAAGAATCTGAAGCTGAACGTGCTGACGTAGACAAATATGAATACGAAGAAGGCAAAGAAGAAGGTGAAGATGAAGACGCTGATGAAGTCGAAGATGAAGATGAAGTTGAAGAAGTTGATTTGGAAGACATGACAGATGAAGACCTTAAAGTGTTTATCGAAGATGTAATTTCAGATATGGTTTCCTCAGGTGAACTTGAAGCTGGTGAAAGCTTTGAAGCTGAAGAAGATGTTGATGTTGAAGTCGAAGATGACGTAGACGTTGATGTAGAAGCTGAAGAAGAAGTTGAAATCACTGAAACTAAAAAAGGAAATAAAGAAGAACAAAAACGTGCTGAAGGCGCTATCAAAGATGATAGAGACCACATCAAGAAACTGAAAGGTGATATTGGTGATCAAGAGAAAAAATTAGCAAAATTGAAAAAGGATGCTAAAAAAGACCTTGATGAAGCTTATAAAGCAGTTGATACTCTTCGTTCCGAGCTAAGTGAAGTAAATTTGCTTAATGCAAAACTACTTTACACAAATAAAATCTTTAAGTCTAAAAACTTAACAGAAAGTCAAAAGGTTAAAGTATTAGGTGCTTTTGATAAAGCAACTACAGTTAAAGAATCAAAATTGGTATTTGAAACTTTAAGCGAAGGTTTAAAGGCAAAAAAGTCTCCAATTAGAGAATCTTTAGGTAGAGCTTCAAAACCAACTGGTATTTCAAGAACCAAAAAACCAATTATTGATACAGATCCTATGGTATCTAGATTTCAAAAATTGGCTGGTATAAAATAAATTAAATTAATAACTTTAAAACAATTAATAATGTCACAAATTAATTCACTTTTAGAAAGCTCTGCAAATGGTTGGAAAAACATGCAGAGTGATGCTGCTAGATTGGCTCAAAAGTGGGGAAAGACAGGTTTGTTGGAAGGTCTCGGTAGTGAGATCCATACAAACAATATGTCCATGATCCTTGAGAACCAAGCTAAGCAATTAGTAGTTGAAGCTTCTTCTACTAATCAAGGTGGTGCTACATTTACTGCTGGGCAAGGTGCACAGTGGGCAGGTGTTGCTCTTCCAATGGTACGAAAAGTATTTGGACAGATTGCTTCAAAAGAATTCTTAAGCGTACAGCCTATGAATTTGCCATCTGGACTTGTGTTTTTCTTAGATTTTCAATATGGACAAGACAAAGAATTGAACTTTGGTCCTGCTGGAGATGTTTATGCTGCTCAATCTTCTATGTATGGTAATACTAATCCTGGTGCTGGTTCAGACCCATCAGATGGTCTTTATGGTGCTGGAAGGTTTGGTTATTCAATTAATCAATTTTCAGCTTCCCTTACAGGACAAACGGCTGCATCTGCTACTTGGGCACAATTAGATTACCAAGCTGACAAATCAGCTTCAGTTGCTGCTGGTGTTACCTATACTGCGGTAGATGTTGATATGAGTTCATTAACGGGTAGTGGTGTTAATCCAGATTTCAAGGGCGCTAGAGCTTTTGTTGCTACTTCAGGATCAGCCCCCGGTACTATTTTAACTACATCTACAATACTACCAGAATATACTTCTGTTAGTGGTGCTACTGTTACCTTTATTCACGAGGTAAGTTCAGCTTCATTGGCTGATTTAACCCCTGATATGGTAGTATTGTATAACCTTCAACCAGAAGATAACTACAGAGGCGACTTTGAAGATGTTAGTGGTGGTGGTTATCCAAATGCTGAATCAGCTACAACGTTAGCAATTCCTCAGATTGATGTAAAAATGAAATCTGAAGCAATTGTTGCTAAAACACGTAAGTTGAAAGCACAATGGACTCCTGAGTTTGCTCAAGACCTGAATGCTTACCAAGCGTTGGATGCTGAAGCGGAACTAACATCTATCATGAGCGAGTATATCTCACTAGAGATTGACTTGGAATTGTTAGATATGTTAATTCAAGATGCTTCTGCAGCTGATGAATATTGGAATGCACAGAATAACCAAAGTTTGAATTCTGATAAAACAGGATACACAGACTTGGCATTCTATAATTCTCAAGGTCAGTGGTTCCAAACTTTAGGTACTAAAATGCAAAAAGTTTCTAACAAGATTCACCAAAAGACTCTTAGAGGTGGTGCTAACTTCTGTGTGATTTCACCTTCAGTAGCTACTGTCATTGAGTCCATCCCAGGATTTGCTTCAAATTCTGATGGTGATGCTTCTAAAAACAAATTTGCTTTTGGAATCCAGAAAATGGGACAAATGAATAGTCGATATGACGTTTATAAGAACCCTTACATGACTGAAAATGTCATTCTTATGGGCTATAGAGGAAACCAGTTCCTAGAAACAGGTGCTGTATTTGCTCCTTATATTCCTTTGATCATGACTCCTCTA